GAGGTGGATGCGCTGTCGGAGGCCGGACGGCCCAGGGAATCGTTCTCGATGGTGAACGACATGAGCCTCGTCGGCGATGTCGGCTCCGAAGTCTTTGGCCCGTTCAATATTTTTGTCGATGCCTCCGTCCGTGACCTGCAGTCGCTCTCGCCAGGGCAACGGGTCTACGTCGCGGAGATGAAGACCGTTAAATGGATTGAATCGCTCTTCGGCCCAGAACTAGCTGAACAAACCAAGGGCGGTGAACTCGGGATTATCAAAACCCAACTCAAACAGAACGGACCCGCGCACTCAGGGACCAGCCTCCACGACCTCGTGCCCGCGATCCAGGGCAGCAAGGGGCAGGATGACCCCGACCTCGCGCTCTTCGTGACCGGCTACGAACCCGCCTCGCAGGAGTTCCCGCAAGGGCGTGAAATCTTCTTCGTGCCCGACAAGGTGGTGCTGGAAGACCGACCAAATCCCTACGAAGAAATTCCGCTGACCGACTATCACTTCGATGCGGCGGCGACCTCCTTCTGGGGCACGGACTTCGTGACCGACCTCGTGCCAGCCAACAAGTTCCTGAACAAGCGCATGTCCCAACTTGGGGAGCAGTCCAATGCCTCCATCTATGACATGGTGCTACTGGGACCGAACCTGACGCACAAGGACATGCCGTCCGACTACCCCGGTTACGTGGAAGACGGCATCAGCGAAGACGGGAAACTGCAGGTGGCGCGCCTGCCAGGTCCGTCGCTCCCGGGCTGGTTCATGGACTCCATCAAGTTGGTGGTCGAGATGCTCGACAAGTCGGGCGGTGCAGACCTCATGAGCGGCGGCAATCTCGGACAGATGCGTGGACCGCTGGCCGTGCCCATGCTGCAAGAAATTTTGGATTCCGAGGACGGGCCGCTCTATCAACATCTCGGGGAACGCTTTGCCCGCGTCAAACAGCAGCGCGTGAACCGGGTGAAACAGTTCTATCCGCCCGTCCGCACGCTGAACTATGCGGGACGCAGCAAACGCGATGAAGTGCTGGTCTTTCACACATCAGACGTGCTGCGGGCAGGCACCGAATTCAATGTCACCGTTGACCGACGATCGCTGCTGCCCGAATTATCCGCGCTGCGCGAGGCGCGTGTGCGTGAACGACTGAACTCGCCGCTGTCCATTCTCTACATGGACCCCCGCACGGGTCGACCGGACGCCAGCAAGATCGCCCGAGACCTCCAAGGCTACGATCTGGAACGCGAAAGCCGTGAGGCCCAAGGACGGAAGTTCGCCGGGGAAATCATCGCGAAACTCTGGCGCGGGGAACCCGTGGAGCCGCCCATGCCGTTCTATCCGCATGGAATCTTCATGGATGAACTCGAATCGGCCATGATGACCTCAGAGTTCGTGTCGTCGTCGCCGCCGATTAAGAACGGCTTCGTGACACAGTGGAATCTCCATCGTGAAGTGCTGCAGACCCAGGCCGATGCCGCTGCCAAAGGGGCCGAGGCGCAGCAAGTGCAGCAAGCCGTTGCGCAAGCGACACAGCAAGCCGCCGCCATTACCGCGAGCGAGACCGTCAAGCAGGCGATGGGACAGGTGCAGGCCAATGTGCAGGCGGCACAAGGGCCACCGGATATGCGTGCGCAGATTCAGTCCGCCTTGTCAGCGGGACCCACGGGTGGACCGCCTGAGCCGGGACAGGGGTGAGACATGCCCCAGAGACCCGTCATCAATCCCCCGCCCGTCTCGGAGATGTTCTTTGGACCAGACGGCACGGAGAAGTCCGTTTTCGACTCATTCCCAAAGAGGATCGCGAAGTCCGTCACTGAGTTGCTTGGGCTCGATGCCCCGCCAGACCCCAGCGACTTCGCCAATCCGCTCGGCGCTGTTATCGGGAAACCCGCTCAGAAGCTGAGCCAACAAGTCATCAAAACACTCAGCGGAGAGACGGTTCCAAAGGGGATACGCGCCTATCACGGGTCGCCACACCAGCCATTTAATCGGTTTGATATGAATCAGATCGGTACTGGAGAGGGGGCACAGGCGTACGGGCATGGGCTGTACTTCTCAGAAGCCGAGGACGTAGCGAAAACATATCGTGATGTTTTGTCTGAGTCGGCGGTGAGTGTAGCCGATGGAGTTAAGTATTCGTCGCATGACGTAGGTACGAATCCGGTGGCGCGTGCGGCGAAGGCGTTAGCTGAACATAGCGGCAATACTGAGGCGGCAAGGCGGTCGCTATGGGACGCCTCTGTTGCGTCATACACGAAGGACCGGGCGGATTTTCTTCACTCCGCGTTGCGCGAAGTCGACGGCGTGGTGCGTCGCGGTGGTTCTGAATTCGGGACTGGGTCGCTGTCAGAGGTTAATCTGCGTGTGCGACCAGAGGAACTGCTTGATTTGGACAAGACGTTAAGCCAACAGCCATTTTTGCCGGAAGGGTCAATGCAGGACATTATAGCCCGTGTCAAATCGGAGGGCCGTAGACCTACGTTACAGGAGAAAATGGCGGTCAATGTCCAAAGCCCTGGCTATATAGGAAATACGACAGGTCGGGGATTTATCGAGAATCTCTCGCAACAAACAGGGTCGCCACGACTAGCCTCTCAGGTCCTGAGAGATGCTGGAATTCCAGGATCGCGATATCTAGATGGGATGTCACGATCTGGGGGCGAAGGCACCCGAAATATTGTGATGTTCGATGACGACAAGATCGACATCGTGAAACAGTTGATGCTTCTACTGGGACTCGGCGCACCAGCCGCGAGTGCCGCGCAGGGACTGGCTGAACCGCAGCGACCTGTTTTGGAACCTTCGATATAACGTGATGTGACAACATGGGGCAAACATCAGTTAGCACTGGCCCGCTTCGTCGTGCGTTAGAGCCCTCTGACGACGATTCCACATTAGCGGGATTGACGAAATGGGTGGCTGACGTTTTGGGCGTCACGGACGCTGACTTCTCAGACCTTGCTGGACCACTCGGCGTTATTCCGCTCGGCGCAAAGGTTGCCAAGAATGCCACGCTGGAAGGCTTGCGTGTCGCGAAGGGCAGTCTCAATGACGTCGTGAAGGAGCTACTCGACAATAAGCAATTCCGCGCCTTTCACGGGACCAACACCCCCGGCCCCTTAACGCCCAGAGCCGAACCGTTGCATCTCGGCACCATCGACGCAGCGTTGGATCGATTGGACGACACGGTCGATCTGTCGCGTCGCGCGGATATCGCGGGACGCCATCCTGCGGCGGCTGCGCGACGACCGGGATTCCGTCCGCAAATCTTTCCGGTCGACGTGAACTTTGCCGATGACGCGGCACGATCCGTTGTGGGCGAGCCGATGATCCCCATTTCCGACAACAGCGCGGACGTGCTGGGAAACGCGCTCCGACGCAGGAGAGTCGCAGGAGGGGAACAGATTCCCGTGGACCTACCACGTCTCGAACGACTCCAATCACCAGAGGTCCGTCGCGTCTTCAATCGGGTGAATGACGGGGCCGAAGGCGTCCTCTATGAGAATATCGCAGAGGATGTGGGGTCCTTGTCAATGTCCGTCATCGACCCCACGAAAAGCAATGTCTCGGTGGGCGATCCACTGGACGCCATCGAATTACTCGCGCAACGCCGGAAACTCGATCAATAGTCGAATATGTCACCTGACGTATTGACAATTACAGTGCAGACTGGGTTATAGTTTCTCCAATGCCTATTGGTTCTCCCGATGTCGATCTGGCTGGTGGGGATGCTGGAGTCTCGACGGTCGCTACGTCTCCCGACACGTCGACGGCTTCGGCATCACCCATTGCATTCTCCGATGACAGCATGTTCACGCCACCGGGCGGCACAGAGCCGGTCTCGTGGAAGAACTTCATGGGTGGGCACGTCAGTCGCGCCGACCATGACAAGCTGAACGCGGAATTGGGACGCCGGTCCTCTGCCGAAGATTTGATTCGGAAGGCCGAGGACATTGAGCGTCGTCGTGCCAATCAGCGGCAGCAGCAGCCGCAGCAGCAGCAGCAGCAGCAGCCGACCGTTGACCCCTTTGCCAGCGTCCGTGGGCGCAATGTCGTAGGCGGGGATCAGGTCGCGCAGATTGCAGAACAGTTTCAGAAAGCCATTTCAGGGGATCGGAACTCGCTGACGCAGTATGCGACGGCGGTTAATAAGATTCTCTCGGACAATGCGAATCTGACGAAGAAGCTCGACGAGCGACTCGGATCATTCGAGTCCACGCGCAACAATGAACAGCAAAACTCGAAAATCAACACGCTGACTGGTTCCGCGCTGAATAAGGCGGGCGTCGACCTCTCAGCCGAACAGTTCGGCCCGGTGCGCG